AAACTAGCGCAACTGGTTCATCTTCTTCTACTACCATTACATTGACTGGCTCTGGTTTACCTAGCGCGTTGGTGGTGGGTACAGAAGTTGGCTACCTTGCTGCTAATGGTCAGTACATTCAATCTGGCTCGTACGTATCTGCGGCTGCGGCTGCTGGTGCAACAACAGTGACCATCAATTCTGCGATTGCAGTTCCCGGCGGTATTACGGCTATTCCATCCGCTTCTACTATTCTTTTCACCCAGTATCCAGAAATGCTTGTCAAATTAAACTTTGGCACACATTCTTATTACACTGGCACAGCCGTCTAAGGAGCTAAATCATGGCTATTTCACGCGCACAACTACTTAAAGAACTTCTCCCCGGCCTGAACGCTTTGTTCGGTTTGGAGTACGCAAAATATGGTGAAGAGCATAAAGAAATTTATGAAACTGAAACCTCTGAGCGTTCTTTTGAAGAAGAGACAAAACTGTCTGGTTTCTCTGCTGCCCCCGTTAAAAACGAGGGTTCTGCCATTGCTTATGACAATGCGCAGGAAGCATGGACTGCCCGATACAACCACGAAACCATCGCTTTGGGCTTCAGCTTGACTGAAGAGGCTATCGAAGATAACTTGTATGACTCACTGTCTGCTCGTTACACGAAGGCTTTGGCCCGCGCTATGGCTTACACCAAGCAAGTTAAAGCTGCCGCTGTTTTGAATAACGGCTTCAGCAATGCTTACGCTGGTGGTGACGGTGTTGCATTGTTCAGTGCAGCACACCCTTTGGTGTCTGGTGGTACTAACAGTAACATCCCATCTACCCCTGCTGACTTGAACGAAACATCGTTGGAAAACGCTGTTATTCAGATTAGCTTGTGGACAGACGAGCGTGGCTTGTTGATCGCCGCTAAACCTAGCAAATTGGTGGTTCCACCTGCACTCCAGTTCACGGCAACTCGCTTGCTTGAGACTGAATTGCGCGTGTCTACTGCTGACAATGATATCAACGCATTGAAGAACAATGGCTCTATCCCCGGTGGATATACCATTAACCACTTCTTGACTGATACCAATGCTTGGTTCTTGTGCACAGACGTGCCTAACGGTATGAAGCACTTTGTGCGTTCGCCTTTGGCTCAGTCAATGGACGGCGACTTCGATACAGGTAACGTTCGTTACAAGTCTCGTGAGCGTTACAGTTTCGGCTGGTCTGACCCATTGGGCATGTTCGGTTCTGCCGGTGCTTAATATTTCTTAGGAAATATTTGAAAGGGGGCCTTGCGCCCCCTTTTCTTTTGTTGTATATTGCTTTCAACCCGGGGTTATCCGGTGCATTAGACAGTCCCGGCTGACGACATACAGACTAATGCACTTCACTTGTATGTAAGGAACCATCATGGCAAATACCACGTTCTCCGGCCCAGTCATATCTAACAATGGCTTTATTGGCGGAACAGCTTCTTCTCCCATCGTTGAAACCACCGCAGGCAATGTGTCTGAATCGTACGTTACGACTTCAGCCGCTACGGGTGATACACGTTTGTCGTACAACCTGTTGACTTTTACCTCTACAGGTTCTGGCGAAACTATCCGTGCTTTGACTCGCGTCACTGGCGCTGGTGGTGCTACAGGCGGCACGATCAACGGCGCTCACATCAGCTTGAGCATCAACGGCTCTGGCACCATCTCTGGCGCAGGTAACGCTCTTCGCGCTACTTTGGGCGGCACATCTACAAACCCCGGCGGTACGATTGCAGCTATTCAAGCTGACTCTAACTTTGCTTCTGGTGGCTCTTGGACTGGCGCTTCGTTTATTCGCTTTACAAACAGCGGCACTGGCACAGTAGCTAACTTGTTTAACGTTCCATCTGGCATGATTACAGCCAATACCCAAGGCGCAGCTACAAACTCATTGAAGATTGTGGACAGCGCAGGTACTGCGTACTACATCATGTTGACTACAACAAACAGTTAATATGCAGATCACCAAGGAATTCTTGGAGTCTGAGATTAGTGAACTTGAGACTGAAGCACAGAAGGCTAGTACCTTTTTAACTCAGGCTCAAGCCACAATCCAAGCGTACAAGATGCTCATAAACAGGCTAGAAGCACCAGAACCGGAGCAACAAAATGACGATGCAATATGACGTAGAGTCGTATCACAATACCGTTTCGGGCGTAGCCGTGCCTTATCGTACCCGTTTGAAGGGCGTTGTGCTCTCTCCTACAACGTCTACTACATACAACATAGCTTTCGCCAATAATGTGGCCCAGTCTGGTACGTATGACATCCCCGGGACTACAGTTTGTACAGTGACTATTGCAGGTCATGGTGTTGCTGTGGGTTCACGTGTGTGGCTACAGTTTGCTGATGGTGATGGCGTTAGCAATATGTATGTGGTAACAGCAGTAACACAGAATACTTTTACGGTGACAACAGGGACGTTAACTACCTCTGGTGATGTGACTGTGTACAACCAAATTTTGGTTGAGATTGATTGCTCAACTGCCACTTCGTTCTATACGTTCATTCCGGGCGAAGGTGTTTTGGCTTTAGATGGTATTTATGTGGGATTACCCGCAGCAAGTGTCGTAACCTCAACCATTTTTTATGGATAAGGGGTAAGCCATGACAATGCAGTATGACGTTAAAGCAATCCATCAAAGTGCTTCGGGCACGGCGGTAAGTTACGCTACACGGTTAAAAGGCATTACTGTAACTTCTGGCACATCTTCAATACGTAATATGGCTGTTGCCGATCCTACAGTGAGCAAATCAGGCACATACAGCCAAACAACAACCACAATTACCGTGACCATTACTGGACATGGGCTGGTCAACGGTCAACGTGTTTTTTTGGATTTTACAACCGGCACATCAAGAGATGCAGTATTTGCAGTAACGGTAACAAATGCAAACGTGTTTACTGTAACTTCTACAACCGCTAGTACATCCGGCAACGTGACTATGTACACAACTTTGTTGTTGGAATTGGACACATTCAGCACGGTAGGCTTGCCAATCAGGATTCCCGGTGAAGGTATTTATTGCCCCAACGGTGTTTACGTTGGCCTTGGTAATTCTGTAACGGCGACAATTTATTATGGCTAAGTCACCAGCATGGCAGAGGAAAGAAGGCAAGTCCGAGAAGGGCGGCTTGAACGCCAAAGGCCGAGCCTCTGCGAAAGCGCAAGGCATGAACTTGAAACGTCCCCAGCCAGAAGGCGGCTCCCGGCGAGACTCTTTCTGTGCGAGGATGAGCGGCATGAAAAAGAAGCTGACCAGCGCGAAGACGGCAAACGATCCGGATTCACGGATCAATAAGAGCCTACGGGCTTGGAACTGCTGATATGAGCGATGCTATTCAAACTGCCCGTGAACTCGCTACGCATGCGTCTGACATTAAGCATTTGCAAGATGATATGGACAGGATGTTGGAGAACATGAAGGCTATGCAGGCAACGCTGTCTGCTATCGACAAAACGTTGTCTGAGGCCCGTGGTGGCTGGAAGGTTTTGATGTTAGTCGGTGGAGCTAGTAGCGTTGTAGGCGCAGGCTTAGTTCAGCTTGTTAACTGGTATGCAGGAGGCAAGTAATGCCTAGCACAAGTAAGAAACAACATAATTTCATGGCAGCGGTGGCCAACAACCCATCGTTTGCTAAGAAAGTAGGAGTCCCACAGTCCGTGGGCAAAGAATTTTCCAACGCGGACAAGAACCGCAAATTTTCAAAAGGTGGTGATATGAAAGCAGAAATGATGAAAAAAGGTGGCATGCCCATGAAAATGAAAGACGGCAAAAAAGTGCCTATCTTCATGAACAAAGGCGGTATGGCTGCATCATCCATGGGTAAAGTTAAAACTGCGGCTCCTAGCAAAGACGGTGTTGCTGTCAAAGGCAAAACCAAAGGTACGCAGGTCAAAATGGCCGGTTCTGGTGTCCCCGGTGGCATCGGTTCTCGTGTAATGAAAAAGGGCGGCAAAACTTGCTGATCTAAGGAGTTCCAAATGAGTCCAGCAGAAAAACAAGCGCGGGAAGAAATGGCTGACCGCAAAATGCAAGACGCCACTGACAAAGCGTATACAAAGTCTTTGACTACTACTGAATACGCGCCTGAGAAAAAAGACCCGCGTGACGCAGTTCGTGGTCAAAAAGGGTACGCTAAAGGTGGTTCTGTTGGCTCGGCTTCTAAGCGGGCTGATGGTTGCGCTGTCAAAGGCAAAACTCGCGGCACTATGATCACTATGAAGGGCGGCGGTTACGCCTGTTAAATTATGATGGCATCCCGTGGTATGGGCGATATCCGCCCCTCAAAAATGCCCGGCGCTAAGACAAAAGCGCGGCGGGATGACACTGATTTCACCCAGTTCAAAGAGGGCGGTAAGGTAAACGCCGCTGGTAATTACACGAAACCTAGTCTGCGAAAGCGGATTGTGTCGCAGGTAAAAGCCGCAGCAACGCAGGGCACTGGCGCAGGTCAGTGGTCAGCGCGTAAAGCACAGCTTGTTGCCAAGAAGTACAAGGCGGCTGGCGGGGGTTATCGAGATTGAAAGCGCCTCAAAAATCCCTAAAGGATTGGGGCGACCAGAAATGGAGAACCAAAAGTGGAAAACCGTCTAGTAAAACGGGTGAGCGATATCTTCCAGAAGCTGCGATCAAAAGTCTCAGCCCTGCTGAGTACGCTGCGACGACCAAAGCCAAGCGGGCAGGAAAAGCCGCCGGAAAACAATTCGTAGCCCAACCCAAAACAATTGCAAAGAAAACCGCAGGGTATAGATAATGGCTAAGACCACCGGAACCACAGCTTTTGATCTCGACATGAACGACCTCATTGAGGAGGCGTTTGAGCGTTGCGGTCAAGAACTTCGCACGGGTTACAACTTCCGCACAGCGCGGCGGTCGTTGAACCTGCTGACGATTGAGTGGGCAAATCGTGGTTTGAACTTCTGGACTGTAGAACAGGGCCAGATTCCAATGGTGACGGGTCAGGCTATATACCCCATGCCTACGGACACAATCAATCTCCTAGACATGGTTATACGCCAAAGTAACGCCACATCTAACCAGATCGATATCAACATCAGCGGTATTTCAGAATCGACCTACATGAGTCTGCCAAACAAGTTGGCACAAGGTCGCCCAATTCAGGTCTGGTACAACCGTCAGTCCGGTCAAGAGAACAGCACTACGGTTACCCTTAACGGAACTATTTCATCTACAGCCACCACAATTACGTTGTCTAATGTGGATGGTTTGACCACTGCTGGGTTTATCAAAATTGATAATGAAACCATCAGTTACCCCAACGTAGACCCTGTAAACAACCAGTTGTTAAACTGTGCTCGTGGACAGAACGGTACAACCGCTGCAGCGCATACTACTGGTGCAGCTATAACCGTGCAGAACCTACCTGCTATCAATGTGTGGCCTACACCTAACGCCCCCGGGGATCAGTACATGTTTGTGTACTACCGCATGCGCCGTATTCAGGACGCTGGCTCTGGTGTAACTGTCCAAGACATTCCATTCCGCTTTATCCCCTGCATGGTGGCAGGATTGGCCTATCTGTTGAGCATGAAGTTGCCAGATGTTGATCCAAACCGTGTAATGGGTCTAAAGGCTGAGTATGAACAGCAGTGGGAATTGGCCCAGTCGGAAGACCGCGATACCTCTCCGTTGAGGTTTGTGCCAAGGAATTTGTTCTATGCCTAATCGGTTTGCTTCCGGTAAGCATGCAATTGCTGAATGCGACCGTTGTGCGCAGAGGTACATGCTCAAGGAACTAAAGACACAGACAGTCAAGACTAAGCCATTTAAGGTCAAGGTTTGCCCCGCATGCTGGGATCCCGATCAGCCGCAGTTGCAACTGGGTATGTATCCAGTCAATGATCCGCAAGCTGTGCGTGAGCCGCGTCCTGATGTGAGCTATCAAGTCTCTGGTCAAAGTGGCTTACAGATTCTGTTAACGGATAGCACCACTCAAGATGGGTTTGGCTATCCAGAGCAAGGCAGTCGGGTGTTTCAGTGGGGGTACAACCCTGTTGGTGGCGCAAGAAGTTTTGATACGCTTTTAACGCCAAATAACTTGGTGTTAGCGATAGAACTTGGTACAGTTACGGTTACAGTTACATAAGGAGCCTGAAATGGACAAAGCAGATTTGAAACAAGACAAGAAGATGGTAGCTGGAGCCGTGCACAAGCACGAGAAAAAGCTACATCCCGGTCAGCCTATGACAAAACTTGCCAAAGGCGGCAAGACAAACGCTCAGATGAAAGCTCTGGGTCGTGGTTTGGCCAAAGTGGCTAACCAGAAGAAGTCTTCCTTCACCTATAAAAAAGGAGCTTGATATGGCAACTTTTAGCAAAAAGATGATGGGTAAAGAAGTTGGCGATGCCAGCGTTTATGCTCCGCCCCACAATATGAATGGTGAAGCTGGTGTAGACATCAAGAACAGTGGCTATAACGGTGGTAACCGTTTGACCGCTAATGATGTGAACATGTCTGTTGGTAACATCAGTCGTGACCCATACAAAGAGCCAAAGACTTCTGGTATTAAAATCCGTGGTACTGGCGCGGCTACCAAAGGCGTGATGGCGCGAGGCCAAATGGCTTGATATGAATTACACCGAACTGTTCAATAACATTCAGTCGTACACGGAAAATAATTTTCCGGACTTCGCCGTTTCTGACGGCGCGATAGAAACGTCTAAAGAGCAGATTGATCGGTTTATTGAGCAAGCCGAATTGCGCATCTATAACACGGTGCAGTTTCCGTTTTTGCGCAAAAACATGACGGGTAATATTCAGTCAGGTAACAAATATCTTCAAGCGCCGAATGACTACCTTGCCACATATTCTTTGGCAGTGATTGATTCATCAGGTAACTACGAGTACTTGTTAAACAAAGACGTAAACTTCATTCGCCAGTCGTACCCTAATCCTACGACAGATACTGGGATTCCAAAGTATTACGCGTTGTTTGGCCCTGCAATTGTGGGTAGCGCAATTACAACTGAACTAACGTTTATTCTTGGCCCAACTCCTAATACTAATTACACAGCAGAGCTTCATTTCTATTACTACCCTGAGTCAATTACGACAGCGGGTACGTCATGGCTTGGCGATAACTTTGATACTGTGCTCTTGTATGGTTCACTGGTTGAAGCGTATACCTTTATGAAGGGTGAGCCTGACATGCTTGCTTTGTACGACGGTAAATACAAAGAAGCTCTTGCACAAGCTAAACGTTTGGGTGATGGTATGGAGCGTCAGGATGCTTATCGTTCTGGTCAATATAGACAGGCGGTGACCTGATGGCTTTCACAGGTAACTACTCCTGCAATACGTTGCGCACAGGCTTGATTAACGGTACGTTGAGATTTGCAACAGATACGTTTCGTTTGGCGTTGTATACCAACTCAG